GAAATGTGTCCAGAATGTAAAGGATCGAACCCGCCTGTCACTAACACATATTTCATTTTTCCTCCAGTTTCTTTATCCTTTCTTCGAGCTCATCAATCTTCTTTGCCACGTTTGGGTATTTTCTACGCCAAGCGATTTGCTCTCTATCAAGGATATCTATATTATACCTCTTCGCAGCCCAATCCGCAAGGGAAATAAACTTAGCATAGCACCATTTTCCCAGCTTAGTATCTTGAAACCAAGCAGTTGTTGCTGTGCCGAGCAAACTCCCAGCAATATTAGAGAGAAGCCAAATCCACATGTTTTCTATTTTCTAAATGTTGTTCAGCAATATCTTGTTTTGACTGCCCATGATAGGGAGTAGCATGATGCTTTTCGACCATGTACTCGTTTATAGATTTATCAGCGTAATTTGTAGTTCGCCATAGCTCACCCAAGATTCTGCCGAACTTGCCCTTCCCGTGGCTCTTCAATTTAATACCACCCGAGTCGTCTAGCATATTCGTTAGAAACTGTTTAGCAGCGAGACCATACTTCTTTTCCTCTAGATCACTCGTGCGTGATTCGGGTGTGTCGATACCATACAGGCGCACAGTTTCATTACGACTCCAAATACCAAAGCCCAAATCAACATCGACACGAATGGTATCGCCGTCAATTATTTTTACAACCTCGCACCTATATTCATACATCGCTTTTCCTATACTTTGATTTTTCTTTTATGTGTTCCGGAGCACGGTGCCATTTGCCATTGATATTTCCATTGATATATGTTTCATCCTCAAGCACACCGTGTAAAAACTGCTCACGAACCTCTTCATAATTCACACGTCCCTTTGTAGAGTGGAGCGAAATGATTTCCCTTCGGAAGTTTTCTTTGCCGTGGATCTCAATTTCTTCTTTGAGTTCATCGCTTGATCCATAGTACTCTTTCCAGTCGGACTCACTTTTTTGACGACGTTTGGATCCTTTCTTCTTACGAAAGGAATAAAAATATTTTCGCCCGATATATTTCTTACCATCTATCAGACTTGTAATGATGTAGACGAAACCAAAGAAGCCATTGATGTCTTCAGTTTCAAACGGTTTTCCTTCGAATGTCCAGGGATTGTCGTACATCACATCTCATCATCATCGTCATCCTCTTCTATATATTCATCCTCTTCGTCTTCTATTTCAGCACCACAAAATGGACACCACTCTGGAGAATCCTCCACATATTGAGTATCATACTTTATGACGAACTCAACACCGCATGATGGGCATTTAACCTCTTCCTCTATTTCGTCGAGAATCGTCATTACCAGAGTTCCGAACCCCATGTTTCTGTTTGAACTTCTGTGATACTGGGGACTTTATGTTTACTTCCCTTCTTCCAAATCTTTAGTTGTTCTTCCCAAGTCATTGTATCTTCATAATCCCATTTTCTTGTATCTTCATTCAATCGAATGGGTGCTTCGTAATCAAGAACATACTTGCCTAGTTCTGCATCATAATGAGCTGGAATCTTAATTCCAACTTCTTCACTATATGGAACAACTCTACTTAACCAAATCTGCCGCATCTCGTCATTCGTTCCACCACGAATTCTATAAGTCTGTTGGTCAGTTCTTGTTTTATGTTCATCAGGCAAACCAAACCATGCAGCACATAGTGGGAAATAAAAGTCAACGCACTCCTGTACTCTTTTTCTGCTTTCGTCATTCTGATTCCAAAAGAACTTTGTCCAGCGTTCTCCGTGTGCAACATGAAAGGTTTCTTCAAAGTTTACCTTACGCAATCCACGAGCAAGTGGTGCATAACTACAATGTTGTTCTAGATCCACAGTTGTGATATAACCCGCCCTGTCACCGTAACACATACTCACAACAGTTTCAATGTAATCCTCATGAGGAAATTCTAACATTTGGAATGTTCGCCACTCTTCCGGATCACGCTCAAATAGAAACTCATGTGTATCATAACCAAAGTCTTCCAGAAGTCTGTACATAACCTGTGCATGTCCAAGTTCATCCTGACATGCAGAAGACACTGCAATCTTGTCTTCAAGTGTTGGTGAGTTTTTAATAGCAGGAAAATAAGTTGGTAGAGTGACAACCTCTAGGTCTGCGGCAATATGAATAGTATTTACCAGAACATCACGATAACGTGGAGTCATCTCATCAGGGTCTTCAATCTTATATCCTGTTGCGAGTTTTTCTTGTAGTCCTTGTTCATTCATTTGAGTTTTTCCAAGCATCATCCCAACTCCCTGTTAAGCCAGCAACCTCATACTCGGTAACTCTGTTCTCAAAAAAGTTTGTATGATCTGCTCCGTTCAATACCCACTCAAGCCAGTCGAGTGGATTTTCTTTGACTTTGAAGTTTGTTTTCAGACCAAGTTGCAATAAGCGACGATCAGTGATGTAGCGAACATATTGCTTGACTTCATCAGCAGTCAAACCATCGATGTCACCAATCTTATATGCCAGCTCGATGAACTTATCTTCGAGCTTTACAATGTTGCGAGCGATGTCATAGATTTCTTGTTTGAACTGATCGTCAACAATACGAGGATGCTCAGCGCAATATGTTCTGAACAATCTTGAGTTGCCTTCGACATGAATCGACTCGTCGCGAATCGACCACTCAACAACTTTGCCCATCCCTTTCATCTTACCAACTCGCTGGAAGTTTAGAAGCATGACGAAAGATGCAAAAAGCAAAACTCCTTCATTGAATACAGACTTCGCCAACGCAAGACCCAAGCCACGCCGAGTTGTAATATCAGCTTCAGCCATGTAGTCAACTTTGTCCGCCATCTCTTTATACTCTAGGAACGCAAGATACTCATCGTCAGGCAAGCCAAGTGTATCGTTGAGCAAAGCATACGCACGTTGGTGAACACCCTCACGTGCAGCAAACGATCCATGCATATTTCTGATCTCGTTATTCTTGAAAGCAGGTATGAAATGCTCATAATAATTTTTGCCAACCGCAACGTCGGACTGAGTAAACAGTCGAAGTATCTGAGTGACAAATGATTTATCAGTCGCCGACATTTTGCCAGACTTCCAGTCCATAACGTCTTCACTCAAATCAAGCTCGTCCTCAATCCAGTGGATCTTTTCGTGGCGTTGAGTTATTTCAACTGCCCAAGGATATTGAAACGGTTTGTAAACTTTAGAAAACTCCATGAGTCCACCACGTGCGCGACGAACCAAGGATTCTCCCTGATCTAACAGCTGTGTATATCCACCAATCAGTTTGTCATTTATGAAAATTTGTGGAACCGACTGAACTTTGTACTGCTGATAAAAGGACAAACGTGTTTCTTCCTCATCCATCACATCTTCAGTATATGTGAATCCTCGACGGTCCAACCAATCTTTTGCCTTTATGCAAAACGGACAGTCTGATTTAGAAACGATGCGGATATTATCCATTTACCTTCCTTGCCCCCTGTATTTCTTATATGATCTGCGTTTACTTTTATTCATCATACACTTTGAAGTATTGTGACCCGAACCAATCGAGGTCTTCTTTACAACTGGTTCATGAACTTGAATTACACCTAGACTCTTTGATTTTTTCGCCATGATAAACCTCCATCAACCTTGGCATGCCAAACATTCTTCTTGTGACTCAACCTCTACACCGTCCATCAAACGATCTCGCTCAACTTTCTTTGATACGTTTTCTGCACGGTTTGAAGTTTCTGTTCGTAAATAATACAAACCCTTGCATCCCAGCTTCCAAGCCATGTAGTGAATCTTAGACAGCTCGCCTTTATTAGCACCAGCTGGGAAAAATAGATTCAGGGACTGCCCCTGACAAATATACTTCTGACGATCAGCAGCTTGTCTTACCAAAGCCATCTGCGGGATTTCATTCGCTGTAGCAAAAACACTCTTCTGATGTGCGTTTAGAAAATCAAGATGTTGAACTGATCCACCATTAGTTATAATGCTGCTCCAAACGTCTTTCGTGTCCTGACCAAGATCTTTCAACAATGCTTCAAGATATCTGTTCTTCACCAAATACGAACCAACACGTGTACGATGCGTGTATGCGTTTGCTTTGTTTGGCTCGATAGATGGTGAAGTGCCAGCAATGACACCACTGTTTGCGTTTGGTGCGATAGCAAGTAGATGTGCGTTGCGGAAACCAGAACCAATCATGTCTGGTGCTTCGCCTTTCTCTTTCGCAATCTTTTTCGTTTCTGCTACAGCCTCTTGCTTGATATACTGGAAAATACGTTTATTGAGTTCGGAGGCATGTTCACTTTCAAATGGTGCCTCACACTTTTGGAAATAAGAATGCAAACCCATAGCACCCAAACCGAGAGATCGCTCACGCTCAGCGGAAAACTTTGCGCGGGAAATAGTATCGGGTGCGTTGTCTATGAAAACTTGTAACACATTATCAAGGAAACGAATAAGATCACGCACCATTGTAGTTTGCTTCCACTCATCAAACTTTTCGATGTTCACAGATGACAGGCAACAAACTGCTGTGCGGTCTTTATCTGTTACAAGATGGATTTCGTTACAAAGATTTGAACCTTTAATCTTGAGTCCGAGTTTCTTTTGTGGCTCGGGAAGATAACGGTTCGCTGTGTCAATAAAGTTTAGATATGGTTCGCCTGTACGATAGCGCACCTCTAGAAGATTTTCCCAGAGCTTGCGAGCCTTCATTGTTTCACGTGTCTTATTATCGTTCGGGTCAACAAGATTCCAATCTTCGTCTTTCTCAACAGCTCGCATAAAATCATCTGTGATATTTACAGCGTGGTTGAGGTTGAGACATTTTCTATTGACGTCACCAGTGGGGGTGCGAATAGAAAGAAACTCTATGATGTCGGGATGTGAGATGTCGAGATATGCAGCGTATGAACCCTTGCGTGTTTTGCCTTGACGATACGCAGTCATGTCTGAGTCAACTGTATGCAAAAACGGAATCGGACCTGGAGCAATATTACTGACAGAACGCACATCAGACCAGTGACCACCAACACCACCACCCTTTACTGACAGCCAACGCAACTCCGCTGTGTGATCAATCAAACCTTCGAGTGTGTCGGGAACATAAGTTAGAAAGCACGATATCGGCAGAGCCTTTACTTTTTCGCCTGGCAAAACTGCATTAGACAAAACAGGGCTGGAATACATAAACCAACCCTGTGAGGCATAATCGTAGATTCGTTGCGCAAGTTCCATATCACCGTCGCAATATGCGACAGCTGCACGAGCGAATGCTTCTTGGCAATTCTTCTCATCTTTTCGACAATAATATTCTTTCAATAAACTCACGGCAAACTCGGAAAGGTCTTTCTCTCTGGAAAGATCAATAGTAATACCAAGATGCTTCTTTTCTCGTGCCATTTTTCGCTCCCGACAAGTTATTATTTAAACTGAGTGATCAGAGGTAGTATTTTCGCTATCTCCACGCCGCACTGTTCGGCTATGACACGATGTTCTTTCTGAGTCCCATTTTCTGTTCGTAGTTCTATATAGTGTATCCAAGATCTCAGTGTTCCATTCATATACATTCGAGAAACAGTAAGACCCTCAGGCAATACAGCTCTCGCTTGTTCCTTGGCTATACCATTTTCAATCGCCCACCTGTATACATCCTTGGCTTGGTTTATTATACCAGCCTGTCTCCGACCCCAGTCTACAACCAAACTTGATCGGACTTCATCATCTTGAATAGATGGATCGTTTTCGATTTCAATACTGTTTTGCCGATTTTCCATATCTTGTAAACGTGCTTCTCGCTTTACGAACTCAAGTTCTTTCACAGGATCAGCATACCTCTGACTGAACTCTTGAAACGAAAACGAGCGATGTCGTAATATTTGCCGAGCGATATCTCTCGTTGTTGTAATTTCTAAGCACGCACTTGCCATTTCGAAAGGCGACCAATGCTTATGCTTGATCATATATGTTAGAAGTTTTTCTGTGGTATCAGTGTTCAACTGATTGCTTGGGTTAGATACCCTTGCGCAAAATGATATAAGGTCTTGACAGTCATTCAGGTCCTCAGAAAAATCTTCCGATGGCTTCGAAAACGAAACCAAACGGACAGATTGTGTCATCTCTTCCAGTCCCTTATTGCTAGTTTCAGTTTTAAACCCGAGTGGGTGTTTGTATTTAGCATCTCCATTATCTCGTGACGGCTCATTCCCGCCACTATCCCGTCGTTGATATCCTTGTAGTTCCAAGTTGCTGGCCATACGACTACATCATATCCTTTCTTACAAAATGATTCAACCTTCATTACGACTTGTTTGTTCCTGGGTTGATTGTCAAGAACCAAAGTCACTTGCTCTTTCGGCAGAGAATATACAGCACGATTGAAGTCTGTACCGCCAGGAGCAATGCAGTTATCTACGAACATGCTGTCGAACTGACCTTCAACAACATAGATTCGTTTCGTATAATCGATGCGGTCTAGACCATAGACCAGTGGTTTATCTTGTTCAACTCTAATCGTCACATATCGCAAGTTAGAGTTACCCATAGCTCGACCAGTCACGCCGACAATGTTTCCAACAGCATCACGGAATGGGATAATGATACGCTCATCCGCAATCAATCTATCTTTGTACATGTGATTGAGTTTTTCAAGTTCCTTCATGTTCTTCGCATAGAACATATCACCAAACCTATCCTCAGGAATCTTCCGACCCTTTAGATATTGAACAGCCCGATGTGAATCGAGCAGGTCAGAAATACGAGGCAGGTCAAGTTCGAGTTTTGGTTTTTCTTCTACGATCGGTGTGTCGTTCTTGATGATAAACTCATCGACTGTATTGGCTGAATGCTCACGATGCGCAAATGTTTCTAGGCGATACGCACGTGCGACATTTGAATCAAC